AAAGAACACGAGCGGCTCGCCGTGGAACGCCGCCGTGAGATTGAGGATCAATTAGCGCTCGATCTGAAAATAAACCCGAATCAAGACAAAAGCCAATCTTTTGACGCAGACGGGTACAAGGTGAAAGTCACCACCCGCCTGACGCGCAAAATCGACGCTGACAGACTGCAGGAAATCGCGGCCGAAAATGGGCTGACGGCGCATCTGTCAAACCTATTCCGGTGGAAACCGGAGATCAACGCGGCAGCATGGAAGGCCGCCGCTGATAACATCACGCGGCCACTGTTGGACGCAATCGAAACCAAACCTGGACGACCGTCCTTTAACATTGAAGAGGTAAAATAACATGGCATTTTTAGGTAAAACTTACAACACGGCAGAAATGCCGGAAGCACAATCTTACGAGCCATTGCCAGAGGGCTGGTATCAAGTGGGCATTAAAGATGCCGAGCTTAAAACTACAAAGGCCGGAACCGGCCAGTATATATCTGTGCAATATACTGTTACCGGCCCGACGCATCAGGGGCGTGTCGTTTTTGGCAACATCAACATCGAAAACCCTAGCCCAAAAGCAGAAGAAATCGGCCTGCGTGATTTTAATGCGCTGATGACTAGTTGCGGACTGAAAACTGTATCCGATACGGACGAATTTATCGGCCATAATCTTGAAATCAAACTGACAATATCGGCTCAGGCCGGCTATGAACCGCGCAATGAGGTGCGAGGCTATCGCGCTATTAACGGCAGCGCCATGCCTACTGCACCAGCTAACGCGCCTGCTGCTGCCCCAAAGGGAGCGGCAAAAGCGCCCTGGCAGAAGTAGCCTAGAACAAGGGGGAGAATTATTGTTTAATTTCCCCCCCTTTTTTAAATGGAGTAAAGACGATATGAAAACAGGAATTATGACTACAGAAATTATGACTATCACGCCAGAAATGGCAAAAATGATATTAGAAAACAACAACAAAAATAACAGAAAAATACGGCGCTTGTGGGTTTCATCTTTGGCTAACGCAATCGAGCGCGGCGAGTGGGTGACGACTCATCAGGGTATAGCGTTTGACGAAAATGGATTTTTGCAGGACGGACAACACAGGCTCAGCGCTATTGTTTCAGCCAATAAACCAGTTGATATGATGGTCACGTCTGGCGTTTCTGTTAATAATTTTTCAGCGATTGACCAACACGCGAAAAGAACAATCTCGGACGCTACAGGAATACGCAGATCAGACGCTGAGGTATGCCGGATCATTGCACAAATAGCGTTCCAGCGGAATCAACCGACGGTAGGCCAGATTAACGATGTTGCGAACGATAGGCTATTAAATCAATTAGAATTACTGAGGGAATACAGCTCAGCCTCCGTTAAATTGTTTTCGTGCGCGCCAATACGCGCCATTGCCTGCGCGATGGCGCTACATAAAGGCAATAATGATTATGTTTTTTCCTCGTATCGGCGACTGGTTACGAGAGATTACAGTAATATGTCCAACGTCGAAGCGTCATTCTGCCGCGCCGCCGCGTCAGGTATTCTGTCTGCTGCTGGATCGCACAGGCCAATATTGTCAGCATACATATTTTATGTTTTCGACGAGCAAAACAAGCACAAGAAAAAGATAATGATACTCGATGTTGAAAAAAAATATACTGACGTGCAAAAAATGATTCGATACGTTTGGCCGAGGGTGTGAAAATGAAACTAACCCACCCGCTAGTTAAAAAAATCGACTCCGCCCACGAGGAAAGCCAAGAGCGGCCACGGCCGCATCTCGGAATGTCAACGCTCGGCCACCATTGCGACAGATATTTATGGTTAATATTCAGGCATGCAGTCGTCGAAAAATTCAGCGGGCGCATGCTGCGACTGTTCCGACGCGGCCAGATGGAGGAGGCCACCGTCGTTGACGACCTGCGAGCCGCTGGGCTGGCGATCCGCCACACTGGCACCGACCAGATGCGGCTCGATATGGGCTGCCATGTATCTGGATCGGTTGACGGGGTGATTGATTCCGGGGTTCCAGAAGCGCCTAACAAGCGGCATATCCTGGAGATCAAAACACACTCCAAAAAATCATTTGACGACCTGACAAAAAACGGTGTCGAGAAATCAAAACCGACGCACTACGCACAGATGCAGTGCTATATGCTGGCATCCGGCATTAACCGCGCCCTATATGTTGCGGTATGCAAGGATGATGACAGGCTGCATATCGAGCGCGTAAAACTGGATGAGCCGCACGCCAAAGCACTGATCGCAAGAGGCCACCGCATAGCGCTATCAGAGCGCCTGCCAGAGCCGTGCGCGGGTGCCGCGCCTGATTGGTATCAGTGCCGGTTCTGCGCGGCTCGCAGCTTCTGTCATAAACTCCAGATGACGCAAGAGGTGAACTGTCGTACCTGCGCCCACGCTACCCCGACAAAGGATAGCAAATGGCTCTGCGAGCGCCACGGATCGCAAGAGATCCCTGTGCAATTCCAGCATGAGGGGTGCGCCAGCCATGTTTTCCACCCCGACCTCGTACCGTGGGAGTTGATCAATTCCGAATCCACCGAATACACCGCCTGCTGGATGATTGACGGCAAAAAAGTGATGAACGGAGAGGACGGATATAAAAGCTCTGAGTTGTTGGTAAATCTTGCAGCTTGCCTCTCTGGTGATCCGATAATTGATGGAATCAGGAGGGCATTCGATGCAACCATCACTGCGTGATTATCAGGCCCGATCAATCTCAATGCTATACGATTGGTTCCGGAATAACTCCGGCCACCCGTGCCTGGTACTGCCTACCGGATCAGGAAAAAGTTGGATCATTGCGGAACTGTGCCGGGACGCACTGACAAACTGGCCGGAAACCAGAATTCTCATGCTGACCCATGTTAAGGAGTTGATCGAGCAGGATTTGGACAAGCTGGTAACGCTCTGGCCAGATGCTCCGGTTGGCGTTTATTCCGCTGGAATTGGCCGAAAAGAATTGGAACAGCAAATAACATTTGCCGGCATCCAGTCAACCCGAGGCAAAGCCGATTTTATCGGCCATGTGGATTTGATTCTTGTCGATGAGGCGCACCTCATTTCGCACAAAGATGAAGGCGGATACAGAAAATTGATAGCTGAACTCGAATCGATCAACCCATCATTGCGCGTAATCGGGTTGACGGCCACGCCTTACAGATTGGGCCACGGCATGATTACCGACAAACCAGCACTGTTTGATTCGTTGATTGAGCCGGTCACGATTGAATATCTGATTTATAACGGTTTTCTCGCCCCATTACGCTCCAAGCTGACCGACGCGCGATTGTCTGTTGCAGGAGTACATAAGCGCGGCGGTGAGTATATAGAGAGCGAGCTGCAAGCGGCTGTTGACAAACACGACCTGAACGCGCGCGTCGTACAGGAGGTGATCGGGCTGGCCGGCGATCGCAAGGCGTGGTTGTTTTTCTGCGCCGGTGTTCAGCACGCCTATCATATCCGTGATGCGCTTCTGGAGGCTGGAATCACCGCAGAGACGGTGACTGGCGAGACAAGCAAAAAGGAGCGGGAAAGGATTATTTCGGATTACAAAGCAGGGAAAATCCGCGCGCTCACAAATGCCAATGTGCTGACAACCGGGTTCGATTACCCCGACATCGACCTGATAGCCATGCTGCGCCCAACCCTGTCGCCGGGTCTCTATGTCCAGATGGCTGGCCGTGGGCTGCGCCCGAAATCGCATACCGATCATTGTCTGGTTTTGGATTTTGCTGGGGTGGTTGAGACACACGGCCCGATAACCGCTGTACGGCCCCCACCAAAAAAAGGCGAAAAAAATGGTGAGGCACCGGTAAAAGTGTGTCCGTCATGCCAAGAAATATGCCACGCAGCTGCCCGAATCTGCCCAGCCTGTGAAACGCCATTTCCGCCGCCAGAGCCGAAGCAACTGAAACTCCGTGATGTTGATATTATGGGCATGAGCGGAATTGAAATGATTGTCGAGCGGTGGTTCTGGGCGAGGCACATCAGCCGAGCCAGCGGGAAGGAAATGCTAAAAGTGTCGTACAAGGCGGGGCTGGCAGGGCATAAGGTTACCGAATATCTTGCCGTAAATCATGGCGGATATGCGGGGCAGAAATCAATCGAAACACTGGCGTATATATCCAAAAAATCAGGTGTTGAAATTGACAGCCTCGATGATCTTGATAGAGTTGCGGAAACGCTGAACGCCGGACAGCCGCCAAAAACGATTGAATACAAAGTGGATGGTAAATTTTATAGAGTAATCAGGAGGACGTGGGATGACTAAAGATGAATATGAGTATTTGGAGCTCAAACAAATGATGAAGGATTATTATGCCTCCATACGCGAGATCAGAAAAAAGCTCGATATTCCGCGCTGCGCGAACTGTTTTCTGCAAAAAAACGGAGTATGCGAGATCCACGGCGCGATACCACAGGAATATATGTACAACGAAACGGAGTGCCCAGACCATGATTCATTGCCCTTCTGAGCATATCGAACAAGTTTGTTTTGTCGCATGGTTCAGGCGCGAATATCCCGAAATCCGGATTTTTGCTATCCCGAACGGCGGTGGCCGATCGAAGGCCCAGGCTGGACAGTTGAAAGCTGAAGGCGTGTCCGCAGGCGTGCCTGATCTGTATATTCCGGCATGGCGGGTATGGGTTGAAATGAAACGGCAGAAAGGCGGCACAGTATCGAAAGAACAGAAGGATTGGCACGAGTACCTCCGCTCGATCGGCGATACGGTTTTTGTGTGCAAGGGATTTAAGCAGGCGAAAGAGTCTATCAAAAAAATATTTATCAAAATGTGAGATTGTTTGATATAAAAGATTTCGCTAAATAGGAGCTAAAATGATAATAGATAAACCGATGACACTTTTTGAACCGACCGAAGAAGATATGTACCAGTATGCAATTTCGCGTCCTCTTCACCAAAAAGTTTCGCAAGCCATTGCGGTATTACGCGAGTATGAGCCACGCGCGTTACAGTTATCCACCGATGGGTTTTATGTAGCATTTTCCGGAGGTAAGGATTCTATTGTAATGCTCGATCTGATCCGGAAATCTGGCGTTAAGCACAAAGCTTATTACAATAACACGACAATCGACCCTCCCGAACTGGTCAAATTTATCCGCACTAAATATCGTGAAGTGGTTTGGAATAACCCGCAAAGTGGGCTAATACAACAGGTATTTGAAAAAAATAAAGGATTGCCAACGCATAAACAACGTTGGTGTTGTGAAATTTACAAAGAGCAAGGAGGTAACAGGATATTCAAGGCGATTGGCGTTAGAGCTCCCGAATCACCCCGCAGAAAAGGTCTGTGGCGCGTTATAAATAACCACAAAACAAATCATTCGCCAATCATTTGCCCGATTGTGTATTGGACGGATTCAGACGTTTGGGAATACATAAAAAAAGAAGAACTCGAGTATTGCGAGCTTTACGATCAAGGTTTTAAGCGGCTCGGCTGTGTCGGTTGCCCAATGGGAAATCAAAAAAAAGACTTTGCGCGTTGGCCGCGCTATGAAAAGGCATGGCGTTCAGCTGCCGAGAAGTATTATAACCGTACCCACGGTACGCCAACAAAAAACGGCGATGTTCGCTGGATTGATAGATTTGACACGTTCGAGGAGTATTGGGAGTGGTGGATTCGTGACGAAAAGAAAACGGATGATCCTGATTGCCAGCTTTGGCTGTGGTAAAAATTGAAAAACTTTTGCAAATAATTGTTGACATCCCCCACCATATTGTATAATATTATATACATGAGGTGAGGCAATACCGCCGAGCCAAAAGCAGGAGATTAAGACGATGAGCAAACAAATTACAGAAAAAACTATCACCGCCGAGAATGGCGTAGTTGTGAAAGTGGTACGGGTGCGTACCACGGGGATCGCAGATAACTGCACTGGCGCATTGGTAGAGACCGCTATCTACCTGAACGGCAAAAAAACAGGCAACCGCCTGAGCCGTCCGATGAGCGGCGACAAGATGCCTGCTGGCGCAGCGGGCTTTGTTGGCCGCCAGCTGGTTAGTCAGGCAACGTTTAACGCTGTCGAGGCCGCTCTGGCAGCGGTTGAGACTGACGCGGATCGCGCCGACAAAGCAGCCATCGCAGCCAGCGAAGTTGCGGAAAAGGCATATTGGGCAGACCGCGCGAAGGTAGAGCGCGCGATGAACATGGGAGCATAATATGAGCATAAAATCGGATCGAGCCATGAAAATGGCCGTATGCGGGAATTATCCACGCACTTTCGCAGCAAACCTTGAGAAAATCCCAACCGAAGTGCTGGAGGCCGTAAATAGCCGACAGCTTGCAAAACTGGTCGATGCCATGTGGCATCAATATCAAGCTGGGGGTGACCAATGACAATCGCCCAAAAAATCCGGGCACTCCAGCCTGGCGAGCAGATCAGACTGCCTGAGCGCCATGCTCAGGCGGTGTACGCCGCCAGCCGGCGGGCAGGGTTCAGAGTCGTAATCCGCCGCGTGTGCGGCGAAATTGTCATCTGGCGGATGCCGGAATAACAACAGGAGCAATCAAAATGATAGACGCAATTTTCAACCACGTTGCGGATTTTGCCAACATAGGCGGGGACGCGCAAAAAGCCGCAATCTTCCGCGCGGGTTTTTATGCTCTGAGCGTTGAGGACGTGCACACGCCGGATGGCGAGTGCAAAATCTCGGCCAGAGCGCAGGGAAAACTGGATGATATGCCTGAGGAGCTGCAGGCGGAGTTGAAAAAAAACGGAGAGACGTGGACGTCATCCATCGATGGTATCGTTTTTTACGCCTGCGAGCGGAATATTGATGGTGTGAAAATCCGCATTACGGGGGTGGAATAATGAACAATATTTTTCTTGAAATAACGACAGCCGCCGCGTTCGTTGCGATGGTGATCTGCGGGCTCACCCTCCTGTGGGGGTGCGTATGAAGCTTTATTCCTCAAAATCATCCGCGCGAGAAATTTCGGACGGGTACGGTGGGCTGTTATTCCCAAACCCGCACGAGAGCCGCCCAGTGGTCTGGTGTCTGCTGGAATGGACAAGCCCAGCTGACGCGAGACCGAACCCGGATCAGGTAGTCTTGGCGCTGGTCGCTGACGACCCAGAGCCGAAAATGATCAAAATCGCCCGAGACGGTCGGATGCCGGAGGGATTAATTTTTTGGGCGTATATTGAGACGCCGTGGGAGGAAAAATGAAAATATATCAACCGTCGACGATGGCGACGATCATCATGCTCGCCGTCATGACCTGCGCACTGATTCTGGGGCAACTCCACGCGACAGCGCGGAGCGAACAAGAGCGGCTCCAGCGGGCCGTTTTGCTGGGAGGGGTGGCAGATGTTCCCAAACAGAAATGATCCATGCAGGCCGTCGTCGTGGGAGGATCCAGACGACTACGATCAGGGGCCAGAGATTTACGACGACGAGGTTCTGACCGCCGAGACTCGGATTTACCAAGAGATGAAATCAGACCCAGAGTGCGCCGATATGAGCGATGGCGAGCTGTCGGAACTCGCGAGAGAATTAGCACTCGAGGAAGTCGGTGATTATGACGAGTGGCTGGCGCGGATTAAATTCAGAAATGAGCCGTGAAGGAGATATATCATAATGAGAGCGAAAAAAGAAGGGAAATGCCCGCTGTGCAGGCGGCATGAGAGGTACTCTGCAGAGTATAATTTATACACCTGCCCGAATGCAAAATGCAAGCTGAATCATTTCTGGTTCAGCGAGGCCGAGTGGAGCAGGTTGTGCAGAACCACAAAAGTCAGATACGGAACTGAAAAAGCGGAAGCCGTCTGGCGCGCGACAAAAGCGAACGGGGAGTCGTCACTTTTTGTACATGAGTCGTCAGCCCGTGCATGGGCTGGCGAAAATGGCAATGTTGAGCTTGCGGTCGACCATTCCGGCCCTGCGGAGGTAACGACTCTGGATGAGCTGGAAGCCGCACAGAGGTTTGGCATTCCGTTTGTGATCCCCAAGCCAGACCATACCGAGCAACCACTCGAAATGGTCACGCTGCGGGACAGGTTCGCTATGGCTGCGCTGACAGGGTTGATTGCTATTAACGATTACGAGCCGCTCGATTTAATAACTAAGACCTCATTTTCCATCGCGGACGAGTGTATGAAACAGCGCAAAGCGCAGGGGGGGGTGAGTGATGGCAAAAAAGATTTGTGAGATATGCGGACAGAGCCCAGCTACTGTACCAGATAGGGAGCGAATGGGCCGATTGATAAACAGAGTTTGCAGTCGGTGCCACGCGTTGAGATTGGCTGGCGATATGACAGAAATAATGCGGCTAAAGAGGGAGAAGATCAATGCGCGGGAGGGCGAGTGATGAAACTATTGAATAACCGCTGGGTTGACGACAAAGGAAATAGTTGGTGTGCAAAGCGGAACACAGAAGCACAAGCTGAAGAAAAATCCAAAACGCTTGTGAACTGTTCTTATTGTTCTGACTGCTCTTATTGTTCTGACTGCTCTTATTGTTCTGACTGTTCTGACTGCTCTAACTGCTCTGACTGCTCTGGGTGCTCTGGGTGCTCTGGGTGCTTTGAGTGCTCTAAATGCTCTGGGTGCTTTGACTGCTTTAGATGCTCTGGGTGCTTTGAGTGCCTCGAATGCTCTAACTGCTCTGACTGCTCTAACTGCGATGACTGCTCTTGGTGCTCTAAGTGCTTTGACCGCTCCGGCTGCTCGAAACGTGAGCAGCAGCCGAAGTGGCTGCCGATGGATTCACTCCCTGATACGGGCTGGGTTTCTGTGCTATACGGAGACAGGCCGTGTACCGAGACCTATATAATTGATTATCGAGACGAGGGCGACAGGGAGCAGATCAGGACTGATCCGACAGCCAAGGGCTGGATTCCACTGCCGGAGTTGGGAGTTGGAGGAATGAATGTGGGAATGAGCACACACAAAATCAAGGGTGAAGATTATTACCAGTGCCGAGATGTAAAAGCCGAGCGCGACAAGTTGCTGGAGGAAGTGTTGCGCCTTCGGGTAGCAATGGCAAAGGCTGCACAGAGAGCGGACGACTGGCCTGACTCCAATGACGACCCGGCAGACGTTTTGTCTGACTGCGCCAGCATTTTGTTTGATGCGCTCGACGAGGACGATTGTGATGAGAATGGTGAATGCGAATGGAAGGGAAACTACGAGTTAAAGCCAATCAGCACGGAGGATGACGCAGGGGGTGAGTAGCCTACCGGTCGACGCAGGGACGTGTCTCTAACAACAGGGCCTGTATCTCAACAGGATAGAGCAGTAGCGTATTTTGATTTATGGCGTCATGTGAGGAGCCATAGCCCACCAAAACAGACTCGCGAGGCAATGTGAAGTGGGTGAAAAGCCGAAGCATCGTAGCAGGGTGACGCCACCTTTCACCGTATGGGCTCAACATTTGTTATTGAAAATATTATTGAGGAACACAAACCATGAGCCAAAAGGACAGCGACAAAACACACCGCACCCCATTCGCACCGTGCGCCATGTGTGAGCGTAAAGACGAGCGCATCCAGAGCGCGCAGGAACGCTACTGTGATGGGTGCATCTGGCTTGATAAACTGAGGAAGGACTGGTACAAAGAAGCAACGATCAAGTGGCTCTGGGGCTGCGAAATTCAGGTTGACACCGAGATGAGAAAACGAAAGGAGGGAGAGGAATGAAACCTAAAAAACACGACATGCGGTATAACCCGCACAGAGACTACCCGTTCTGGTGTTATAGCCCAGAGGGGTCGGGGATGGTATTTTTCAGGACAGCAGAAGGCCGCGATGCGTTCGCGGCTGATGAGATAGAGTCATATCTCGGTGGCGGTGGGTGGGACGACGACGTAACAATGGTCTGCGCTGGTGTCGTTACCCACGTAGCAACTCAGATCAACAGACAGGACAGGCCAGATCATCTTGATGATGATGGGTGCGACGAGGAGGGAATTTACTGGGATCCGGATATAAATTACCAGTGTGATTATGCGATGAGGACAATTTCTGAATAATATCACCCACGAGGAATATATAGATCGCTCCGGATGCGCTCTACCTGCGATTCGATCCGGTCGATCTTTTTTTCGAGTTGCTGGATTCGTTCAGTGGTAATTTGCGTTGTAACGTACATTCCGATTCCTGCGGCCACCGCTGACATGATGGCTGTTTCGATAAGCCGGGTCGCAAGCGGGGTGGATATTTTCTCGCCCTCACAAACAGCGAAGAGCGATACGAAAGGGATGATCTGCAAAAAATCGTTGATCTTTTCTTTCACCGGCAGACCTCCGTCAACACTGCCTCTAATTCCAGCGCCCAGTCCACAATCCGCCGCTCACGCGTCATAAGCGCGTCGTATCGCTCCTGCCCAATGGCGTCCCATAATTCTCCGGCATCGATGGCGGGCAGAATCGGCCGCTCTGGCACTCGGCATTGTATCGTGACGTAGGTCAATTCCGGCGTTGAGCTACAGGCGCTGATCGCCGAAATTGCCAGCAGGACGCTCAACAGTTTTGCCAATCGAATCCTCATTTTTTTTGTTCTCCGCCAGAACTTTTGCACGTGCCTGCTCAATTTGATCTATGTGCCGGTTAAACTCTGCCAGAATTTCATTTTCTCTGGCGTATCGCTCCGCGCGCTCTTTTTGCCGTTCGTGACCCCAACTCGCCAGCCGCCACGCCGAGAGAAACACGCCGGACAATAAAATCAGCCCGCCGATTAAATACTCAATCATCGGCGTACCCCTGATCGATCACCCGAGCTGCCGCCGTCGCCGCCGCCAGAATAGCAGTGACCCATAACAGTTGCTGATCCGTGAGTACAGCACCGGCGATGGACAGGACGAACGTTGTTCCGGCGGCCCAGATAGACGCCCATTTCGGCGATTGTTTCCAGTTTTTAACTAATTTCATTATTCAAACTCCAGTTATATTCAAGATAAAACCGCGCGGATATTTTTGCAACAGAGCACTCATGGTTGGCTTGGATGCCGTCACGCCGAGTTGCTTAACGCCAGATTTGTGCTGTATTTTACGCACCGCTTTGCCGGGCAGTATACAGCCCTCAGTGTCGCCGAGCGCGCCAAGTTTTTTAAGCCCAGCCCAATTTCCGGAATGAATCAATATATCCGTTCGATTTTTTACGCCAGCAACGGAAAAACAAGCGCCATGTTTCGGTGATTTGTGCGGCCTGCACACATACCGCCCTGGCGGAATGCAGGACACATATTTTTCATTGTCGCGCCACGAAAGCTCTGCTGTTTTGCAAACCTGCTCGCCGTCGGAATCGACAACAACGCCGAATGTCCCGAGCGGTGTATCCGTCACGCGGTGGAGGAAAAGCACCGGCAAATCAAGCTCCATATTAACTTCCTATTGTGTGAGCTGTAAGCAAGCCATCGATAAATTGCAACGTATGCACGTCCCCAGATATATCCTCAATGATGATTGTTTCTGTAATGCCCGGCGTGCCGTCGAGCGATTTGCACAGTTCAGATTGTTCAGCAATCGGTCTGCTCTCGATATAGAGCCGCTCCGTAGTCGCTGTAATCTCACGTTCGAGCGTTTCTGAGCCATCCTCTGTGCGCGGTCTTAATCGGCTAATTGTCGTCATGGAGTCCCCCCAGGAGTATAGTTTTCCGCTATTACAACGAGCCCAGATGGCGCATCGGCGTTGATCGAGCCGGTCAGCGTTGCGCCCAACGAGCCGCGAGCTACTATCTCGATTGTATCGCCGCGTGACCATCCTGACACGTCAACTGTTGTTGATGCGGTGTACAGCGGGGTAACCGCAGACCCGTTGCGTTTTACAATGACATCACCGCCGCCGGTCAGTGTAAGCACAAAACGATAGGAGCCGCTAAATCCGCTAATCGCTGAAAACGTGTATACCCCCATTATGCCTTCGATACTGCCAGAATCGAAAAACACAAGCGGAAAATCGCCAGCCTCGCGGTTAAAAACGGCGTTGAACGACGCTGCGTTATTATCGCGCATCCGCGTCATCAGCGAACTCGATACAATCGCGCCCGGCTGCACCTCCGCATCTGCGATTACTGCTAGTGTTGGCATTCCGTCACCTCAGGCCAGTTGATAAGGGAGTCGGCCATCGAAAAACGGCTCATCTCCGTCCGACAAAAAAACGTAATTTACCCTATCCAGAGCAGTATAAAACGGCCACGAATACGGTGGCAAATAATTCAGGTCGTAGTCTACTCCGCCCGAGTCGCCGTCATACTCTCCCGCAATAGAATCGCCGTCAAAATCAAACACATCAGGCGAAATCATGCCGTAACGGATATTCGCATAATTGCTCAATATGGCTTTATAGTTATATTTCAAACCGGTTTCCGCTTCGCTCCGCGCAACAATGAGCGCTGCCGACGATGCAGGATAGCCGCTGAAATCAACCAGATCGCGTGTTTCAAGCGTCACAACGTCCGCCAGCGCGAGGTCGGAATCTTTGAACTCAAGGCCAAAACTAACGGACGTGAGCTGGCT